TTTTATTGATTGGATTGAGACGATATCGTCTTAGTTTATTTAGCCCATTGTGGTTAGTCCCTAACTCCACTAAAATTATGAATTCTTTTATATTCGAGGAATCAAATTTAAACGACCAGGAGTTCTCCACCTGCGAAGGTGTTGAGTTTAATTACCATTACACAATTGAAGAATCTGGCTGTGAAAATCAGCAGCATTATATAATGCACGATTATGAACTTCCTTTAATCGTGATGGCCATGTTAGGCTTTATTCTTTTGTGGGCGTATTTAGCCTATTCACGTAGGTTTATTGTGCCCGCATTTAAGAGTAGAAGTCTTCATTTTTTGTTATTTCTGACCTGTCCTGTTTGGTTTTACCATTGGGGATCTTGTTATAAATTTTTCCTTTCTATTAATAGTCTCCATTTATTAATAATGTTTATGGAGTATATCTTTGATAGTCAAAGTGGTTATGGAAAGAGTAAATATGAAACACGCAAAAAGAATGACAAGAAAGCTCGCGAGAGAAGAAATCGCGCGCAGCGAGAGAAAGAAGCTCGCATTCGAGAGAATAAGGAGAAGAAGCGTATTCGTAACGCTAATCAACCTTTGAATTCTCAATTTGGCATTAAGGAAGCTGTTGATTTCACGTGTGATGCACCTGATTGGGTACTAGATAGTTTTGGTACCTATTGGTTGATGCTCCGTGATATCGCATCCGAATTTAACTTTTCTTTGCCCGACATTGCTTTTCCAGATTTTGGAAAGTATTGGACATTATTTAAGGAAAGTGAGATTTTTGCTGAATTTTATAATATTCTTCGTATGATGATTACATTGGGATTTTTGAAGAAAATTGATATTTCCTTTCGAGGAATGACAATGTTTGTTTCTGAGCCATTACGTCAACAGGTCACTGTTATGCAATTGGTTGAGAAAATTGTAATCTTTGGTAAGTTAGTTCTTTCTAAAGCTAATTTAGTTTTTGAATCTGGAAACATTGATTTGTTTTTCCAAACACAAGCTAGAAGTGCTTATGATGATGAAGTTACTTTTATCAAGTCCCAAAAAGCTCGAATTGATTTAGGCCGTAAAGCTGATATTGATGATGAGACTTACGATCGTCGTGTTCATGAGTGCATTGAGACCACTTTGTCACTATTGAACACTTGCAAGGCTGGTGAGAGAGCTTATTACTCTACTCGTCTTGCACTTTTGCGAGAAATTCAAACATCCCGCACTTTGTCCAAGAAGGAAGGTATCCGTGAGAAACCTTATGGAATACTTCTTTTTGGCGGATCAGGTGTTGGAAAGTCTGCGATCGCCAATGCATTAACACGTTTTGTCCTTCAATCAAACGGATTTGATTACAGCCCACGTGCTGTAACCTCGTTGAACATGGAGGATAAATACCAGTCGGAATTTGCTACTTACCACAAAGGAGTAATTTTCGATGATGTTTGTAATACTGCATTAGAGCGCACGGATGGATCGCCCACATTGCCCATTATTATGTTTTTGAATAACATGACAATGGCTGCTTTGAATGCCAACGCCGATATGAAAGGTAAGGTTATGATTGAGCCAATGGTGGTTGTTGCAACTACTAATGTTAAGGACTTAATGTCTAATCAATTGTCAAATGAACCTTTATCTATTAATCGTCGTTTCGATGCTACTATTACTCAG